TTGGATTAAGATGGTCTTCGATCTAGGGATCGTATAAAGTAACGTAAAAGCGACCACCTTGCACCAAGTACTATCATACTATCATTTTTTCTTTTTTAGTTTCATTAGTTCTGAGAGATACCATTGAGCCTTTTGCAAATCCTCTAATCCATTCTTGTGATTAAATCTCCACATATACTTGATGATGTTTCCCTGTAGATAAAATTGGTAGCCATCTCCCGTGGCACTTTTTATTGCGTCTATACACTCGACCTTACCTTTTCTATAGTGCTTAGGTCTATTTACATTATCACTCTTCATCATCATCCTCCTTGTAGTCTTCTATGTTCTTAACACTATGTTGATTTATAAATATTGGAGTGTCCTCCCCAACCCACGAACCTATGACATTGAAGTGAAACCAATCTATAGCGGTCTCTTCATCCATGTCATGGTCATGCATTAATATTAACAAGCATTTATCGTAATCGTATATAGCTACTTGTTTTCTGTCGAAGGCACTTATACTGCTACCTACGAATGCATCGTCATACCCATCTGCTAGTTTCATTAATATCTCCTACCTTTTTAAAATGCTTCAGTTCATAGTGGCACATTGGTTCTTGATCTTGCCAATCGCCTCTATCTGATCTACCCCCTTGCTTGATGGTGAAAGGGGAAAAAAAATCTAAATAAGCCAACGCACCTAGCCACGACACAACTAGAATGGGAGTTGTGTTTGTTTCTTTTCCTAATCTTCTAGCCTCTAAAACTTTTGCTAATGATATTATGTACGTTGGAAATGTTCCGAATTTATGGGTTCTGCACTTAACTTCTGCAAAACCAACTAATGCCTCATCACGATATACTGCATAATCCATTTTGTAAGACATTGGTAATTTAAAATAAACTACGTTCCAACATTGTGAAACGTAGTCCATAACTTTTTTCTCTGAATTTAGGTTAATCTTTGTTTCGTAAAGAGGTCTCATAAGTTAAACTTAACTTCTAGGAGTTTTCTTTTCGAGCCAATTAATGATCTCAGACCTCTTATAAAGTTTTGTAGGTCTGTTCTTTTCTGACTTGACTATGACAAAACCTTTTGGAAATTTAGACTGATCATCATTCATTATTTTATAAAGTGTCATTCTACTTATAGTTAATAACTTGGCAACACCATCTAAAGTTAAATAATCAGCACTTACATCAGCTTTGTTCTGTGACTTCTTCGTTGTCATTTTCTTTCCTTTCATCAGGTGTTCCGTCTTCATTTAACTTAACCATGACAACCATGTATCTAGAGCCAACCCAATCTTTATGCAAATCCTGAGGAACATCATTAGGATGTATAGTTAGCCTGATATTAGTTCCATTCTTGTCTTGCATCATAGATGTTTTGACTGCCTCGAAACTTACGTTAGAAACTTTATTTTCTTCTTCCATTTAACTCTCCTCTAAAATGGTATTTCATCATCCAATTTATCATCTTTGGTTATTTCGCTTTCTACATTATTTTTATGTATGTCGCTTTCTCTTTTGTAAGATATGTCTTGCTTTGCATCCAATCTTGCTTTTTCAACATTAGATATTATCCTTAGATATGGCATACCTGACTTGGCAACTTTCTTCCAACCAACAATATTTACCTTTGGCTGAGGTATGCCCTCTTGCTTTTGTGCAATAAGATCATCTACAACATCCATCTCAAATTCCATAGTTCCTGAGTAGTCAGGACTGTTCTCAGTTCTCTTGTTTTTAGCGGTAAACAAGGCTCCCGTTGCAGTAAATTTTTTCTCATTTTCCATCGTTTTCTCCTTTTTTATTTACGATTTCTTCTGCTCTCTTTTTGAAAGCGGTTTCTACTTCTTCGTAGTCTTTTAAAGAGAGTTCCTTTAGTGTCTCTCTTGCATCTTTATTGTTTTTCCAAAAACCAACTATATCTGCTCTGTTATGTTGTATTGGTAAAAATGTTATAAAGACCTCTTTGATAAACTCTATACCTTTTACAGTCTCTTCAGTATTATCTAATTTTTTAAATGTTACCTCAGGCAGATCATCTTTATCTTCTTCGCCCTCTCCACTAACTGTTCCGCCTTTTATTTCCTCAGGTCGTTCTTCTTTAAAACTGTCAGCCTCATCTTCTGCATATACGTCTCCATGAAGACCAACTAACTTGAGTATCACTCTGTCCTTTGCTCTCTTTTCAGCCATAGCATATGGATAACTGTTTTTATTATTTGATGGGGATGCCTCGCCTATAGACCATTCAGATTTGTCTCCCATATGACCCATGACCATCAAACTAACAACTCTTTTACTACTGTCGCTTTCTAATATTTGAGGGGCATCAAACTTTATATTTCTTGCAACTCCCACTTTTTCTAATGCTTTGTGCAAAAGCACATAAGTTCCATGACAGTTCCATCCTGCCTCTTGGTGGGTCATGCCGATTTCTTTTAAGGTATCGACAACCTTATCAGGTATATTACTTTTCATTTTTTCATCCATAATTTTATTTTGTCTTTTATTCTGTAGAAGATTTTGCAAATAAATAAAACGTCTTCTGCTTTACCTTTGCTCGTAGCCTCGACTATATGCTCTGCGATTAAAGACCTATCCTTAGGTCTTTCTCCAACTATTGGCTTTAGCTTAACAAAACCACTTTTCTTAACCTTTCTTACTACCCTCTTGGGTATCTTTACCTTGTCTTTCATATTATCCTCTCTTTATATTGGTTACAAAAATCAGCAACTGAACAATAGTTGCCACAACGAGTAAACTCGCCACTACGAAATTCTATCTCTAAATATGTTTTTTTGGTGTAGGCTTTGTCAGTTTCATTATGCCAATCAATGTATTTTATAGCCTCTTCTTCGCTATCTAAAACTCTTAAGGCTCTCTTCTGACCTTTTTTCTTTACTGCCCATGTATCGTTCTTTTTCCACATTTCTTCATTACTACATAATCCAAATGTTTCATTTAAATCGTATTCTATTTGTGCCTCTTGATGTAATGATATTCTTTTTTCAATGTAATCTTTTAATTTCTTCTGATCCCATATTGGAATATCAACAAAAACTATAGGTGCTTGTGGGTAATCAGGCTTTCTTTCAGCATCTCTTCTGTTCCAATCTCTCAGGATTGCACATATTTTGAGACTAGTTACTTTGCTTTTATTGAAAATATTTTTATCATTTACCAAATAGGCATAGCAGTTTAATTGATTTTCCCACTCAGGCTTTCCGTATATCACAGACCAAACTGACGTAACTTTGTAATCAACTATAGTTATATGATCTTCTTTTATCTCTTGCCTATCAATAGCACCTGACAAAACCCAACCATTAATGTTAGAATACAGTCTTTCTTCATTAATATGTTTTTCTGAGGGATGCCCCACTCTTGGATAGGGATTAGAACTCTCTAACACAGAGTGAACCGCAGTACCAAATAATGCCCAAACCATATCAACCGCATCGACTTCGATCTTATCGTTATAGACTTCTTTCATTAATCTTATCTTGGGGCTATCTATTAACGAGGTAACAGATATATCAGCTTTACCTTTACTGTATTTATCGTTTATGGCAAAGTCCACAAAAGGTTGTGGCATACCAAATTTATTGGTTATTCTCATGTAATTTTCTCCTTACGCATTTTTATAAGTAATAGGAAAGCCCAAATATGTCAACAAAAACCCATAAAAAAATAAATTTTATTATAGAGGGAGAACCTGCGAGTAAGTCTAACTCTAGGAAAATAGTCACATTTGGCAAAAGACCTGCCTTGATAAAATCAGATAAAGCTAGAAATTACGAGAGGGTATTTGCCCTACAATGCCCACAATTAGAAAATCTTATTGAAAATGATGTAAAAGTAGAGTTAATTATATATTACTCTTCAAGAAGACCTGACCTAGATGAGAGTGTTATCTTGGATTGTATGCAAGGAAAAATATATGCTAATGACAGACAAGTCAAACAGAAGTACATATATTGGGGATTGGATAGAGAGAGACCTAGAACTCATGTCCGAGTGTCGCCTTTGGAAATATGTGATGTGCCAAGCGATTTCTGATCTGTATTTGGGCAGTCCAAAAGAAAAATTAAATGTAGCCATGTGGGTAAAGAGCAATGACTTTGATGACGTTTGCGATATGGCGGAACTAAATTCTAGTAGATTAAAAACACATTTAGAAAAGATTGCCACTAGCAAACCTATCGTTGCTAGGTACTTGGGCGAGAGATTAAAACGAACAATTCAGAATAGAAGTTTTCCCAACTAGTTATAACAATACTAGTTATAAACATATAATATATATATACTAGTTATAACTAGTAATACTAGTGGAAGTTAAAATTAACTTTTACGTTGGTTGGTCTATCTGGGGGTCTGGTAGGGGATGAGTTTCTGTTTTCTAAACTTATAAAATTAATATCTTTTTTCGTTGACTAGGATTTTTTATGGCACTATCTTTTTCGCATTGCGTAGGAGAAAACATGGAACTTAAATCAGACATAAGGGCAAAAGCCCTCAGGCTAGGTAGCGGTCAACACAAGGTAAACTGCCCTTTTTGTTCTTCAGACAGAAAGAAAAAAGATCAGAAAACATTATCGCTTAGAGTTAATAGCGACACAATCGTTTATAATTGTTGGCATTGTAATGAGAATGGCTCAATACGATTTAATGATAATAATTTTAAGCTAATAAGGAGGGAGCCGTTGGTTGCTGTGGATAAGAATTGGTCTGATTTATCAGTAAATACAGACAGTTTAGAGTACTTAAAAAGTAGAGGAATATCAGAGAAAACGGCAAAACTAGGGGGGTTAAAATATGTAAAGCAATACATAGCTTCTGAGAAAAAAGAAATGCCTTGTATAGTTTTTCCATACACAACAAAAGGCAGTACAGATTTTGCGAAAATAAGATCGTTTCCTAACAAAGGATTTTCTTCTCAGGGATCAGCGGTAAATTTCTATAACATAGACAATGTTGAAACCAATGATTGGGTAATTATCTGTGAGGGCGAAATGGATTGTTTGTCTTTCATGGAGGTTGGATACAAATCTGTTGTATCCATACCACATGGGGCAGTAATGAAAGTTGTAGATGGCAAGATAGATGCCCATGAAGATGGTAAGTTTAAATTTATTTGGAATGCCAAAAAGAAATTAGATTTGTGTGACAAAGTTGTCATAGCTATGGATAGCGATAAATCAGGTCAGGCAATGGCTGAGGAGATAGCTAGAAGAGTTGGTAAGGACAGATGCTACAAGATAGAATATCCTGAGGATTGTAAGGATGCCAATGAAGTTTTAGTTAAGCATGGCAGAAAAAAGTTAGATGATTTGGCATCTAATCCAGTACCATATCCAGTTTCAGGTTTATACGATGCCTCTCATTTTTATGAAGAAGTTGATGACATTTATGAAAAAGGTATAGGCTCAGGTGTGTCTACTGGATATGAAGAGGTTGACGAATTATACACAGTTGTAGAGGGTCAGTTGTCCGTAGTCACGGGTCATCCATCAAGCGGTAAATCTGAATTTGTGGATCAGGTTATGATTAACATCGCAAGAGAAAAAGGATGGAAATTTGGGATATGCTCTTTTGAAAATGAGCCTAGAATACATATAGCCAAGTTAATTAGTAAGCATAAGGGAAAGCCATTCTTTGATGGCATGACACCTAAACTTACTAAAGAAGAATTGCAAGATGGTAAAAAGTTTATTCAAGATCATTTCTCTTTTCTATATCAGGCT